CTATCTTTGTACTCTTCCTGATGTGTCTCCACCAACTAGAACTTCTACTTCTTCTCTAGACATGTGGTTGTAGTCACCTTTGATGGTGTGTTTTAGAGCTGATGCTGCTACACCAAAGTCAAGGGCATCTGCAGGTGATTTGCCGTCTAATAGACCTGTAATTAATCCTGCTGCAAAGCTGTCTCCGCCACCTACTCTGTCTACGATTCTTACGTCATATTGTGGAGCTTTGTGGAAGTCTTTGCCATCATAAATTAAGGCTGACCAACCATTGTCGCTTGCTGAGTATGATTCTCTAAGTGATGAAGCTATCATATCAAAACCAAATTCTTCTCTCATTTGTTTGAAGATTTCGTGGTAGGCTTCTACATCTAGCTTGCCGCTTGTTACGTCAAGTCCCTTAGGGATAAATTAATAACTACATATAAATAGCAAGGCCCTTAACCCTCGCTATTTTCCATGTTTTCTTCGGCTTTTTCTATCCAACTTTTAACCTCTTCTAGCTCTTCTATATCGGCGTATTTAAGTATATAATTTTTGCAGCCGCTTCTGTAACTTCTTTTTGTCTTATTATGTTTATTTTTGCTGTCCCACTTGTCGCGCGCCCTCGCCTGGGCTTCGCTTGTCTTTTTTTTCGTCATATACACTCCTTGACACTTTTTATTTATTGTACTATAATTAAATTGTAAAAGTTATCCGCATTAGCGGAGGTGGCTCTACTTTTTAAAAGTTAAGAGCAAATAATTTTATACCCGCATAAGCGGGGCAATTAAGCCCTCTAAATGAGGGCTTTTTTAATACCAAAATTCCCACAATCTTTTAATAGACTATACTTTAACAAAATTCAATCCAAAATCTAGTATGTTTTACAACATATTCCTCTTCGCCATCTTCGCTTTCTTCGGTATATCTTTCTGTGTCTATCTCGATAGGGTTGCCGTGATAAAATTCATTAAGTGCATGAATCCAATATTCCATAATAACTTCTTCGTCGGGATCCTCTAACCACTCGCTTCTTTCGTATGTTTGAGTATAAACTGTATCATCATCTTCGCTACAATTATCATCAACAAAGTGGGATTCACCATCTTCGTTGATTTCAAGTCTTACAACCTCGTGTTCAGGTTCTCCGTTGTAATCAACCTCTCTAAACATATCTAGCAAATCTTGACCGCTAACCTTTACGTCAACATCTATATAAATATCTCTTGTCATTTTCTAATCTCCTTTATAATTTAATGTGTATTTTCATAAGCCCCTTGCGGGGCTATTATTTACTTTTCTCTGATTTCTCCATTTTCCATAGCTAGGTTAAAGTTTTCTTCATCGTCGAAAAACCACTCATCAATTTCTTTACCTTCAAATACGCTTGCGTCTACATCTACTAGAGTACCGTCAAAAAATTCTAGTGTGTATTGGTTCATTGCTTCGTCGTAATAAGTTGCGTTTAAGTTTGTGATTGTTAAGTTCTTTTTCATCTTTGATCTCCTTTAAATTTTTTTTATTTATTTCTTACTTTCTATTTAAATTATACGCTAAGCGTATAATTTTGTCAAGGCTTTTTGAAAAGTTTTTTTAAAAATTTTTTAAGCACTAAAAAAGACCTAGCGTTTAGACGCTAAGCCCCTTTTTAGTGTAAAGTGAGTATATCTATTTGGATAATTTTAAATTTTTTACTTCGGCTTCGATTGTGTTTTCTAGCCATGCGTTCACGTCGCCGTAAGCTTCTTCAAGTGCTTTTTTTGTGTCTTCTGAAAGAATTTTTATTATTTCTTCTTTGGCTTCGTTGAATACCTCTTCTTGCTTTTCCTTTGTAAATTGGCCGTTCTTTTTAAGCGTATCTACTGTTTTTTGCGCTCCGGCTTTTACTACGTCGATTATTGTTTTTGTGGCAAGATCTATATATTTATTTAGCTGTTCTTGCTTTGTTCCTTTGTTTTCTTCTTTTAGCTTTTGGGCTTGGTAATTTAAAACATTAGCAATAAAAGTAGCTAATATAGGTACTACTGCTATGATTAAGGCTGTAAGTGCTGTATTTAATGTATTTTCCATTTTTTTCTCCTTATACTAATTTGTTTACTTCGGCTTGTACTTGGTTATAGTTGTATCCGGCTTCTTGAAGTTTTCTTTTTCTTTCGTTACCGTTACCCCATTTTCCGGCTATAACCTCTTTTGCTACCTCGGTTACTGACTTTGTAGGCTTTCTTAATTGCCTGTTTACCTCGGCTTGTACTTGGTTATAGCTGTATCCTGCGGCTTCAAGCTTGCTTTTTCGTGTGGATCCATTGCCCCACTTACCTTCTAGCACCTCTTTTGCTATTTCTGATACCGATTTTCTAGGTTCTGGCTGTTTTGCTCCGCTTAAAATCCTGTTTACCTCGGCTTGTACTTGCTGGTAGTTATAGCCTGCCGCTTCTAGGTTAGATTTTCTTTCGTTTCCGTTGCCCCAAGCTCCGGCTAGCACCTCTTTTGCTACTTCTGTGTTAGTTTTCTTGCTGCCTTGGCTTGGGCTTTCTGGTTGGTATCCGGCATTGTAGTTGATATAAGGAATTTTTCCGTGCCTACTCCAACGCCTGCCGTTAAGTCCTGCTATAGGTCCGTGGTTTAAAAGCGCGGTTTCCTGTACTCCATTAGTCCATTTTGGGGTACACTCTATAACCCTTCCATTTCCTACATATACGCCTATATGGCCCGGAAGCCAAACTGCTTCGCCTGGCTGTATGTTATTAAAGTTTGAGGATACTCCTATACACTTATTTATCATTCCGTCCGCTGAAATATCCGGAACGCCATTGCTTGCGTAGACTGCGCCGCCCCAAGTGGCGTTTCTGTTGCCATTCCAACCCCAAAGAATACCTTTAATTAGGTTGACGCAATCAAAGCCGAAGGCTCCTTGGCTGCCTGCTCTCTTCATTGCTGCTTTTGTGGCTGCGTCATACATATATGGGTATTGCTTGGCTTTATTTTCCACCATGGAATTTGTCATTATTCCGCCGAAGCACCCCCAAGCGTATATTGTCCTGTAGTTATTTTTTATATTATATAGCTTTTTTATAAAATCATTTACATTCATTTTCCCACTTACTCCTATTCCCGCAGCACTTGTAGCCGCGTTCCATTGGTTAAGATTGTTTTCTTCTATAATTTGTATTAATTTATTTGCATAGTTAGGGTCGGTCGCGTATCCTGCGGCTTGAATTTCTCTACAAGCTTTCTTGTAGTCTTTTTCGCCCACTACTTTTTTATACCTGCTAAGTCCGGTTAGTAGTTCGCTATGATCTTTGATTGATTCCGCCCAAGAATTGTAGGCCCTAAATCCTGCGGTTATGGTTTCGAAGTTTCTTCCGTCGAAGCACTCCTGGGTTTTAGTGTTATAAACTTTTCCGTGCCAGTTGCTGCCAGCCTTAATTCCAAAAAGTGCGTTACCTTTTACGGTTAGTCCGGATTTGCCCCAACCGCTTTCTAGTATAGCCTGGGCTATAGTTAGGCTTGCTAATACTCCGCTTCTTTCTTCTTCCGCCCTTGCTAGTGGCCCTATTTTAGCTATGAATTCTTTATTATTCATCTTGCCCCCTATACACTTGTGTTATTTACGTCTACTGTATAACCTTCTGTTTCTTCTGGGTAAAGCTGCTTCAATTTTATAGCATTTTCTGTCCTAATTACATAGCAATAAGAAAGTATGGCGCCTGTAGTTGGTGCGCCTATAAAGGTAAGCCAAGGGGCCAACTGACTATAGTCATACTTAAAAACTATATAGGCCCCAAATCCTACCCCTAAAAAATAGGTGGTTAAGACGGAAGCAACCACTATCTTTTTGAATTCCGGTTTCCTTCCGCCTTTATTTCCCTTTTTCTTTTTGCTTTCTAAGATTTTTTTAAGACAAAAAGTTACTAAAAAGAAGCTTGCTGCACCTAGCAAAAATGTAATTGCTAATTTATACAACTTGATTGCCCCTTTCATTAATTAAGTTCATTATGCTGTCTATCCTTTTTTCTGTGCTTAATTGCTGCGCTTCAAGTTTTATAATTCTTTCGGCATACTTGCTAATAGATTGATTAGTTTCCTTTGTAGTCGACTTGATCTCGTTTATAGCTTCGCTTAAATGTGATATTTGCTGACTAATTGTTGCTGACTCTTCACCGTCTTTTTTTGACTCGGTTTTTAACCCTTTTTGGTATGCGATTACCGTCGAAATTATACCTATCACGGTAGCAACCAAGCCAATTATTAAGTTCGCTTCATTCATAGCGGCCGCCTTATTGTTCGAATTCTTGGCCAGTAATTATTTTGAATTCTTCCGGGGTAATATCTCCCCAAGGTGTAGCCTTTGTTATTACTAGAGTTTTTAACTCTTCTAGTGTGATCCATTGATATTCCCAAGCCAATTTTAAAAAGTCCATCATTTACCCCTTTTTAATTCTGCAATTTCTTTTTTTAGTCTACTAATTTCTAGCATTTGCATTGCAAATTGTTTGCCTAAAGTTTCTATGATTTTTTCTTTTTCGTTCACGTCTACGGTAATCTTGGCAATTTGTTTTCCAACTGCCATAAAGCCTTTCTGTTTGTCGGCTTTTTCTTTATTGATTCCAATTATCGAATCTTTCCTGTGTGTTACTGCCATGCTAGGCCCCCTTTCTACTCAAAGTTACCGCCAGTAGAAGAAATGTAGCACTCGCCTTCGGCTCCGTTTCTTTTGACTGATACGCGGATATTCACGCCCCACTTGCTAGCGGTTTTTGTTTTGTTTGATAAAAAGATTTTAGAACCCTTTTCCACCTTCAAAGTTACATCTTCCCAAGTTGGGTTTTTGTCGTATCCATTGTTGCAAATTTCAATTTTGCTTACTGCTCCACTTGGAAGTTTTCCAATAAGTGTTAGCAAGGCTTTTGTTACCATTGCGTCGGAATCTAGCGGATTTTTTAACTCGAAAAGAATTTCGGTTTCGTTCTTTGAGAATTTGAATTCTTTTTCACTTTGTCCGCCTTCACTATCAGTAGCTATAATTTTTATAGTTTGTTCTCCGTTTAGTATTTCTAGCCATTCTGTACTTGAAATATTAAAATTATAGTTAGTTCCGGAAGTTGCGGTAAAGCTCCTTTTTTCTACCCCGTTAAGATATTCTTTGACGGTTAGGCTTTGCCCTGCGTCCGGGTCGGTAACGCTATAAGCAAGGCTAAAGGCTCCGGCTTTTGTTCCAAGGCTACTGCTTGAATTTGAATTTATAACCGGGTCTTCGTTATTGTTTACCATTCTTTCGTTGGAAGTAGCGTAGCCGGATTCTAAGCCGTAATTGTCGTAGGCCTTGACCCTGTAGCTTACTTTTTGCCACCCTTTAGTGATTTTATCTTTGTAGCTTCTGTTGATTCCCTTGTATATCCTGTCGTAGCTTCTTTCGTCTACTTTTCTTTCAAGTGTATATCCTACCGAATTTCCTTCTGGGTCGGTCGAACTGCCCCAAGTAATTTCTACAGTTTTCCCTGCTTGTACTTTTGTTGGTACTGTAATTCCTGTTGGTGTTGTAGGGGGTTGATTCCACTCTATGGTGTATGCTCCGTCCGAATCTGTATCGTTAGATACCAAGATTCCGGATTGTAGATTGCAAAGCGGGCGAACGCCATAGCTGCCATAGTACGCGTAGTCCCAGTACAAAGAACCGTCGCTGTTGACATAGCGGACGCGGTACGAATAGGACGTATAAGGGGTTCTAAGCCACCAATGCCAAGAACTAGAAGTGCTTGCACTGCTATAGTTGTTTTTGTTTACTGCTTCTTGGGTTAGATATGCTTTTCTGCTTGTATCGCTATCAAATATAGGGAATTTGCTACCTTCTGCGGTTCCGCCTTCGTTAGCTAGGCCAACTTCTGTAGTCGAAGCCAAAAACATTTTACTAACTACGTTTTCGCTTCCGCCACCGTCTAGGCTGTGCCTAACAGTTTTTAGGCTGGTTTCTAGTATGGATTCTTTAAAGTTTTTTGAAAAGTTATATAAAAATCCTGGCTCGCTGTCGTATGGGTTATAGGTTGTATTTCCGCTTGTTGGTGGTGCGTCGGCTCCGTGCTGGGCTGTGTACCAAGAGTTTTTGTCGCTGTTTAGCCATTGAAGCAAGTTTGAATACTTATAATTATTATTTCCGTAACTTTGCCTGTTGCTGTCGCTGTTTCTTGATTCTTTTCCGTCAAAGGATTTTATTGATATTATCTTATCGGAAATTAGCGTTACTGAATTTGAAGGGTATCCGCTGTGATTTTTATCTGCAATTTTCCAAATTATAGGCTTGCCATTGTATTTGGAAAGATTGTCTTTGACCTTTGCCCCCACCGGCAAATTACTTAATTTTTGCGCCATTTGATTTCTCCTTTACGATTTTTTGATTGTAGTATTGGTCCATTTTCTTTATTAGGTAGTAACAGTCGCCGTGCGAAGCGTGCGCCTTCCATGATTTGTAAGACTTTTCCACTTCATCTGGTGTAATTTCTCCTTTTTCAAGCATGCTTGCATACTTACGGATTTTCTTTTTCATTCGATTTTTGCTACCACGCCTTAACTTTCGAACTACTTTGCCGCTTTCTGTCAAGTAGGTGTGAAATCCTAGAAAATCTATACCGTGGCGAAGCGGGAAAATTTGTGTCTTTTGATTAAGTTCTAGTCCAATTCCTTTTAGATACTCTTCTATTTCTCCTAAGCAATACTTTAAGTAGTTTTTGTCTTCGTGGATCAAGTAGAAGTCGTCCATATATCTGCCATAATATTTTATTCCTAAGCGTTCTTTTATAAGATGGTCCATTTCATTCAAAAATAATAAGGCTAGCCATCGTGAAAGCTGATTTCCTATAGGAATTCCCGGGTCCACGTCTGAATCTATAATGTGGTTTATTAACCATCTGACGTTTTGTTCGTGGAAATACCTTCTTACCATTCTTTTTAATTCTTTATGCTGTATGTTGTAAAAATACTTTTTTATATCGCATTTTAAAACATATCCTGTAGAATAGCTTTTTATATCCTCTTTGCTTGGCCTTTTCCCTTCGCTTCTTCGCTCTTTTTCTATTTTTGCTTTTCTTGAAAAATAGTAATTTCTTAAAAAGCCTTGTAATCTCTCTAGTCCAAAGTGCGTTCCTTTCTTCGGCTGTGAAGCGTAATTATCTTTGATTAGTACATTTTTTAGGATAGGTCTTACCACCTCTTCGCATAGCGCCTGTTGTACTACCTTATCTTTAAAGCTATTTGTTTTTACAAGTCTTTTCTTGGGTTCGTAGACGTAAAATTCGTAGTATTCCGAAGTTTTGTACTTACCCGTCCTTAAAAGATATTGTAAGTATAAAATAGCTTCTATTTGGTTATTTTCGAATCGGGCTACGCTCTCTTTTTCCCTGTTACCAAGTTTTGCTTTGTTAAAGCCTTTGCGTAGACTCTCGAATTCTGTTAGATCTCTATAATATTTCATTTTTTATCTCTAATTGTGTATAACTCCTTGCCCGTCTTACCTTTTTTGTGCGGTGCTTGGGTATCAATTATCCTGTGTTTACCTTTACGGTGGGAAATGGCTTCCTTTGATTGATAGGGTATTGCTTTCTGCTTTCGCTTACTCGGTCGAACTTACTATCTAAGCGGGCGAACGCCATTGCTGCCATTGTACGCGTTGTTCCAGTTCAAAGAACCGTCGCTGTTGACATTGCGGACGTTGTACGAATTGGACGTTACAAGCCATTCCCCAAATTTATTTATTTTCTTTGTTTATCCTTCATGTGCCAGCTAACGGCCATGTTTTTGACATTTAATACATACCTAGCCCAATACTCGGCTTGGCGGTCGTCAATACCTATATTTTCGTTTTCCAAGCATAGAGTAATTAAAAATAACAAAGTTTTACACTTTGTTATCGCTAAGTTTTGTAATTTCAATCTTTCTTTTAGTGCTTCTTTATCGTTTGTGTTAAGCTCGTTTGCCGCATTTATAAGCTCGTATATATCCAAACTTATATTTTGCATACGGTTTACAAAGGTAAAGCGGTACTTCTTCGGAAATCTCCTTGGATTATCAGTAATTTTTATAGTATGATTTGCAAGGTCTTTCGCCTTTGTAAGTAGCTGAAAGTCTTTATCTATTTCTATCATATATGCACCTGCCGCCCCTTATAGCTTGTAGTTCTTCCTCGATCTCTTTATCTCCTTCAAGATAAAACACGCCTTCTTCTTTGATATACATTGTCGCTTTTTTGCCGTTGTAAGTTTCGCCTTTTATGATAATTGCTTCTGTATCTTCGCTACACTCTTTACACGGCAATTCTAAGCTTTGGAAAAGGTGTGCAACTATGCAAGAAATTTCTTTCTTTGTTGCTGCGTGTTTTTCCATTTTTAGCACTCTATACGGTTTTTACTTTTATTGTAATTACCTTTAATTAGTTTTATTCCCTCTAGGTCTTTGAAATTTACCGTAAAAGGATTGCCGGTAATATCGTTGAATACTCCATCTTCTAGCCTTTTTAATTTTCCTTGTATATCTGATAAGTCTATACCAAGCGATAATAGGCCCGCTTCGTTCTTTTCTGCTTTGTTTTTTGCGTTTTCCCAACCGTCTTTCTGGCCTTTTGTAACGTGTATTTCTAAGTTTTCTATATGCTCGGATAGTCCTATAAAGGCCTTGTCATAGTTGGCCACCATTCCTGGTGTAACGTGTATATCTTGATTTCCGACGTGTGAAATAAATTGTCCGTTATCTGCAAATTGCCCTTTATGTGCGCCTGGGTCCCTGTCGTGATTTTCAAGGTCGGCTTTTGTAGCTGATACTGTGAAAGGGTCGACTTTTAGTTCGATCACCTCGGCGTTTGCAATCTCCATATAAATTACTAGCTTGACTTCGCCTGCTGCGCCTGTAGTAATGATTACTTTTTCGGTATCCGGGCAATTTGCAATAACAATCAAATTTCCGTCGTCGTCAAAGGCTCCAATTTCTCTTATTGTGAATCCGCCTTCATCTGGTGGAATTACCGCTATGATCTCTATTAGGTTTGGGCTGTCGGGGTTTACCTTACATTCTTGCACCGCTCCACGCCATTTTTCGCCGTTAAGTGCTGTTTGAATTTCTGTAGGTTGGTAGTATTCGCCGCCCCCGTCGCCTGCTGCAAACTCGGTAATATTTACCTTTTTGCCTTCAAGGATTGCTTTTGTTATTTTTTCTTTTCCTTTTGTGGTTACTATAGAACCGTATTTTGCCATTGTTTTTGCTCCTTTCTTATTTTGGTTTTACGCTTACTTCGATTCTGTAAATCACGCAATTTGCAAAGCCAATAAACCTGGTATTTGGAATCTCTCTTTTTACATAAGGATAAACCTTCACTTCTTGCCCTATTCCCTCGCTCGCTCCTATATATAGCCTTCCGGATTGGATAATATCTTCTGGCGTAAAAGGATATATACCTAAAGTATTGCCAATAAGGGCTGCGCTGCCTGCGTATAAGTTGGCCTTGCTTTCCATGATATAGGTTATTTTATTTAAGTGTGATCTTAAATTTTTATAATACCTAATTCTATCAAGGGCCATTTCCTGCAAGTTTGCTGGCGCCCCATTTTCCGACGCATTAATCTCTATAGAAAAAGTGTAAGGCTTATCGCCTGTTTCGAACCATTCTTTTATAGTGGTTTTTGGAAAAATATTTCCAAGCGCCCTTTTTACTGCGTAAGGCGTTCCAAGTTTTCTGTATATCTTTATACAATCTTTTATGATTTCCCTTTTTATCTCTAGCTTATAGTCGTAGTCGTACCATAAAACGTTAAGGTCGTAAGCTAGTATATCTAGGGTGTCTTCGTCTAACTCGTCGATTCGCGAAAAAATAATGTTTTTTGGAATCTCTGTATTAATTTTTTGTAATTCAAGCGATATTAGTTTTCCAAGTGCCTTTATATCCTCGTTTTCTGCTATAGCTGGCGGAATAGTCTTCGTAAGTTCGAAATTGTCTATCCTATTCATCTTCTACGCCCCCGTTTATAAGGTTTGTACTTTCTGCTATTGCTACTGCCGTGTCGCTTACTGCTTTGAATTGTGGCTGCCTTATCTCTACACGCTTGATACCTTCTTCCATAAGCATTTGGTTAAGCTTTGATGGGTTTATATCTCGTCCCATTTTTTCGCTTTGCCAAGCCTTGTACTTTTCTACCGCATATTTCGCAGCCTTTTCTATTCCTTCGGCGCTAAGTTGTCCGTGTTTGAATCCATAATAGCTTATATCTATCTTGTAGCTTACTTTATCCGCCGCCTTGACTACTACCTTATCTGTTAGTGGTCTTATATCTTCTGCGGATAGAAGCTTTTCTATAGCTTTTATAGTTTCTTCTTCTGGCAATCTTCCATCCTTCATAAGCACCCTAATTTCGGCTACTCCTGGTGTAGGCGATACCGTCTTCACGTCCGCTATACTGGCGTTGGCGGTTTTCGCATAGAATCTATACGCGCCTTCCGGCCCTGCTGTACTATAAGTCGATAGGGCTTCCCTGTACCTGCTGTATAAGCTGTCGTCGCTTTCTGTATCTGCTCCGCCCGCTGTCGCTGTAAGGTTTTCTATTTTTTCAAGATAAGGTACAAAATCTACTATCTTTGAAATTTGACCTGGCAAAAATCCGTTTCCAATCTCTCCTACAACCGTACATACCGCTTCTATATCTCCTGCGGTTTCTCCAATAGGGATTACAAGGTCTTTTGTGGTTTCAAAAAATATTTTGCCATCTACTGTTGACCTGCTGCCTTTTGGAATTACTGTCGCTGTTTCTCTCTTTGTAGAAAGCGTGTACCTAATTCTAGTTGTAGCCGCCTGTGGTGGCAATCTCTTAATTGTGTTATTTAGAAATTCTACAAGGTTGTCTAAGTATTTACCTTCGGCAAATCTCGGTATATTTTGCTTGGCCGAATAGTCGATAAGTACGCGCTGCTGCACCATAATATCTGCTACCCATAAAATAAAAAGCCTTAAAGGGTCGGCGGGGTATAATCTCTTATTTGCTATGCTTTCGTAGCCTTTTATCAGTAGGTTTACTAGCTCTTTTGTATCCGTGTTTACATACTGAATATCGGGCTTTTTTCTTTCGCTACTCATCTTTTATTTTAACCCCCACTACAGGTATAAGTTTTCCTGCTTTTGCTTCGTCTACTTTAAAATTAATCTTTGTAATTTCCGCCCTTGGTTCGTACTTTTCTATAGCGTCGACTATCTCCATGATAAGTTTAGGCTGTGCCACGTTTACTGGTGTGTCTAGCTGCTTATGGCTCGTTCCGAAATCTCTATCTAGTGGTACGCTATATTTAGGGCTTATCAAAATCATCTGTACATTTTGTGTTACTTCTTCTATAAGGTTTTTTGGAAATAAATTAATTTGTGAATCTTGATTTTCTATTGTGATTTCCATTTTGCACCCCTTAATTGTAGGCTTGCAAGGAAATATTTATCTTCGCTGAAAGTAAGTTGCCGCGATTGTCAAATTTTTCTAGGTCTTTAGAAGTTTTAGTAATTACCCACCTTCTGCCATAGATTTTATTGCCAATTACTAGGCGCATTACTTCGCCTGTTATCCTTGCCCTTGCTATATTGTTTATTTCTCTTACAGGATCTATTCCATAAAAAACGGAAAAAGACATATCAAAGCTAATATTATCACTTTCGATTCCTGTATATTCTAGTTTTGGGGCTTGTAAGTGTACGTCATGCGACGCATATTTCGCCCCGGATTCCCACTTCATGTTATCAAAGGTTTTTATGGCATTTCTTGATACATGAAAAGTTATATCTCCTAACGCTCCGATTAGTGCCACGTTTTAGCCCCCTTTCTTAAAATCCGCCTAGTATGAAGCCGTCGCCAGCACCTATTGACGGAAAAGCGCATAAAACGAACTGGCCTACATAAGGTAACCATGGGTGAATTTCCACGTTTAATTCGTGTGTATGTGGTTCGCCCTGGTAGGTGATAACTTTTTTTAGCTTGATTGTATCCGGTAATTCTTTTTTGTAGCTGTCGCCACCTAAATTTCTAGGCTCCGAATTGTAGGCTCCTACTCCGTTCCAATTTCCGCCGTTGTCTTTTTTGCTAATCTTTATAAGCGGGTGGTTTATTAGAACTTTTAATTCGGCGCTTACCATATCTTCTTGGTCTTCGAAAATTACACGCGCCGTTCTTTTTCCAACGTCAACGCTTGATACTTTTCCAATTTTGATTTGTTCGTTTAAGTCAATCATTTTTAATAACCTTCTAAAACTTTTCTTAATGATAGGGATACTTTGTATCCGCCATTTGAAATATTGTGGTCGGCCGACTGAATCATGTATTTACCGTCGTAAATACCCCAACCGTCAATTTTTAGGTTTACGCCTGCTACATAATTGATATTGCCTACTACTTCCAAGCTTGCCTGGGTTTCTTTTTTGTTTTTTTCTCTTAATTGTTTTTTGGCTAGTTTGTCGGCTTCTGCTTTGTCTTTGACTTTGGTATTGATTTTTAAAACCCTACCCGTCGACTGGTCGGCTTTTGGATTTTTAAATTCTCCTTTTATAGTTTCTTTTGTTTTTGGGTCGGTGTAAGTAACTTCGCACTTGCTGTAGCCCGCTTCTATAAAGTTTGTACCAAACGTCCACCTTAAAACATTACTTTCACCCCTTTTTATAGTGTCAATAGGGGGTAGTTTTTCGAACTTCGAAGCGTCAAAAAGAACTATCTTTTTGTCGGTAACCTTTAGACTGATTCCCGCGTCTTTGCATAGTTCTTTTAAAAATTCTATATCACTTTTTTTGCTTTGCTCTCTTCTGTCGTATAGTGGGTCTTCTTCGCTTTCAAACTCGCTTTTTAGTTTATTTTTACCGGCTATATCACTTGCAATAGCTGATAATTTTATATTTTCCCAAGCTTTGGTTTTTTCTTCCGCTATGATCTTTGAGTCGGTAGGAATTGCGCTAGCTTTTAATGTTACCTTTGTAGGCGGGCCGCTTTCGTTCACGGTATCCACCTTAAATTTTCCGCATTTTAATTCTCTTTCGTTTAGATCTTCGTCAATTTGAATTATGCTCGCTTCAATTTCTCCACCTTTTCCAAATCCTGTTTGTTTTAACCAATCACGCGCCCACCTTCCTTCTTTATCTCCTACGGATATCTGCAAGTCGTCGCTCTCGTCTTCCTCATTATCTGTATAAGTCAAGGAATTTAGGTAGTCTGCTAGGTCTTTTGATATATCCGCCCCGTCGTACTTGACTTCTAGTTTGGCTCTTCTGGCGTATTTTGCACTCATCTTTTGCCACCTCTCTTCCAAGGTGGCAAAGTTAAGTTATCTTCTTTTGGTATATAAGGTATTTTTATTTCAATTCCTGCCGGAAATATAAAAATTTCCTTATATTTTATATTTTCTTTTATAAAGAGGTCCATTTTTTCGCAATCTCCGACGGTCTTATAAGCTATGGTATCCCACTTATCGCCCGCTATTGTTATATATGTTTCTTGCAAGTTTTAGTACCTCCTTCTTCTTCTGTTTTCTTCGTGATCTGCTATTTCTTCTTTTATTTCTCTTTTTATATTTTCATTATTTTCGGCAAGCATTTTTTGCATTTCGTTTGGATCTCCGCTCATCATATAGAACGCTGGGTGGCTATCTATATGAATATTTATTCCGCCCCCTACCCCTGCGACTGCCATTCCTGGCGCTGGTGCAAAGCTTGGTTTTGGGAAATTTGTTAGCATTTCTTTTGCCGAAATAAAAGATTCTTTTAAGCCTGTAAAAATACCTTTTGTTGTATGGGCTGTGAATACCTTGCTTCCGCCGCCGCCCATTACTAATTCTGGCCCCTGCTCGCCTGCTATAAATGTATCTGGCGCGTGTGCCGAACCTTTCCATAGTGTGGCTATTTTTGGAATGTTGATTCCTTTTCCGCCTACTCCTGGTACCCAACTAGGAATTTTAATTCCGTTTAAGGCTCCTATAGCTTTATTTACAAGGCCTATTACCGCATTTATTGGCGCTTTTGCTAGTCCTACTAAGGCGTTGAAAGCACTTGCAAATATACTTTTTACTCCTTCCCAAGCGCTAGCCCAATTTCCGGTAAATACGCCGGTTATAAATTGAATTAATCCTTGGAATACGCCTGTTATTCCGCCAATCACTATTCCTATTTGCTGGCCCATTCCGTTTAGTATAGCCATTACTGATTGACTTATAAATAGCCATGTAGCTTGCCAAGTTTCTGAAATTCCTGTCCATATATTTGAAAAGAAATCTTTTATAGCTTGCCAAATTCCTTGTACACTTCCTATAAATCCTGTCCATAATTCGGATAGAAAAGCTGTTATTGCTTGCCAAGAAGTTGTCCAAGTTTCGGATAAACCGTTCCATAAACCGCTAAAAAATTCTTTGATACTGCTCCAAGTGCTGATTGTAAATTCTTTGATATTGTTCCATATGTTTATAACACCTTCCCTAAACCATTCACATTTGGTCCATAAAAGGACAAGTCCGGCTATAACCGCAACAATTATTATTGGCACAATTCCTACACTTGATACAATTCCCATAAGACCTTTTCCAACTGCTGCAAATCCACTTCCAACGCTTGTAAGAACTCCTTTGACTTTGCCTATACCGCCAGCAATGTTTAATTTTTTCAATTTATCAACTATATCTACTACGCCGTATATGGATTTTTTAACTTCTAAGATTCCTAATTTGCCGACTAAGCCTGCTGTTCTAAGTGCTAATAGTCCACCTACAACCGCCATTATGGTTTTTGTTGCTTTCGGGTTTTTCTCAGCGAATTCCGCAATCTTTCCCGTAAATTCTGCGGCCTTATTTGCTGCCTGGGCTACATAAGGAAGGAAAGCCGAACCGATATTTATCGATAACCTGCTTAACGCGTTCTTGGCAAGTTGTATGGCGTTTTCGGTGGTTTTAGATCTGCTTTCGAATTCTGCTTGCATACTTCCTGCGTACTTTGCTTTATCTCCAACTTTTTTAAATTGTTCTTCTAGTAAGTCAAGGTTAGTAAGAAGTGGCGCTAGTGCGCCTATTGATTCTTGACCGAAGTAGTTTTTAAGTGCTGCGGCCTGCTCGGCTTCTGGTAATTTTTGGAAGGCTGCCATTAAGTCAAGAACTGCGCCTTTTGCGTCCGTTTGCATTCTTGCTGCCATTTCGGTTGCTGAAAATCCTAGCTTTTCTAAAACTTCTTTCTGTTTTTTTGTTGCTGAATCTCCGGCTGTCATGGTAGTCATTAGTTTTTTAATTCCTGTTGAAGCTACTTCTTCTTGTACTCCGACGCCTATAAGGGTTGCGCCCATTGCGGCAATCTCTCCGCTTGCGAATCCTGCAACCTCTCCTAACGGTCCTACACTCGTTACTACTCCTGCTATTTGGCTTGCCTGTGCTGCGGAAGTATCTCCTAAATAGTTTATTTTGTCAGCAAGTTCTATAACTTGTTCTTGGGTAAGTCCAAATGAAGTACGCCATTTTGCCATATAGTCGCCCGCTTGATCTGCTGTTACGTCAAACGCAATTCCCATTTTCGCAGCGTCCTCGGTAAATTTGGAAATTTCATTTCTTGCTATTCCCGCTTGGCCTGCTGCTGCCGCAATTTCTGTAAGCTCGTTCGCTGTCATTGGAATTGTTTTGGTTAGGTCTAAGATTTCGCTTTTCATTTTTGCGTATTCTGGCGTCAACGCTCCGCTTGAATCTCTTAACCCGTCGACAACTTTTGCGACATCTGCCATAGAAGATTCAAACGTCATAGCGCTTTTAACTGGTCCCGCATAAAGGGCTGTTCCTACTGCTGTTGCTACCCCAATAACGCCCGCAAGTTCTTTTTTAGTTTTAGAAATTGCTTCATTGTTGCGTTCCTGGGCCGCCATTCTTGCTGCTGCTTTTTCTTGGGCTGTCCTAGCTTTTTCTACTTCTTCTGCAAGCCTTGCGCTCTCTTTTGAAAGATTATTGGTGTCTACGCCTGCTTCTTTTAGCCTTGTTTCGTATTGACTAAGTGAATCGCTAGTTTCTTTGATTTTTATATTAACCCTTTCTAGCTGCTCCCTTTTACTGGCTATTTTTGCTGCTAGCTGCGTAGAACTTCCGCCTGCTTTTTTTTGCTCGGCTTCTAAGGCTGCAAGTTCTTCTTTGTATTGCTTTTGTCTAGCTATGCTTGTATCTAAGGTTAATTGTGTTTTTTTGTACCCTGTAATATCTCCTGCTGCTTTATTAGCCTTGGAAATATTTTCTTGTAGCTCTATAGTGGCTTTCTTGGCCTGGCTGAAAGAATCTCTAAATTTAGGGCCTAGACTTGCTTGTAATTTAAAAAGTAATTCAAATTCACGCGACATTAGCGACCCCCTCTTTTCTCATCTTCCTTTATAATTTTGTTCGCCGTATTAATCATCTTTGTAAGTTGCCACATTGTAAGATCTAAAAAATAACTAATTGGCGTATGCGTAAATATAGCAAGCTTCATAGCTTGTTCTCTATAGTATTGTGGGCTTACAACGCCTGCCCCATTAAAAAATTTCTCGCTGCATTTGCCAACCTATTAAAATCTCTAAAGGACATTTTTCCTGCAATTTGATGTGGGAACCCGCCTGCCTTTGCCGCCATTCTTATTTGATATGATCTTGAAGTTTCGGGAGCTACGACATAAATATTTTGCTTTTCCATCTCTTCTTCTATCGCTAGTGCGTCATTTCCTGTAAGTTTTCCAAAATCTAGTATAAGTTCATCATATTTTTTGTCTTCATACTCAAACGGTTCGGTAAGCTTATACTTCAAAACTGTAAATCTCTTGGGATCAACTTCTATATTTATTTTTGTTTGGCCATCTTCTGCTGGTGCTACGTCTATTGCTTTTTTTATATTTTCCATTTTTGAATTCTCCTTTTAATCTAAATAAAAAACATAGCCATTTTTGGCTATGTTTTTTATATTTTTATTTTCCTAGTGCTTTTCTAACGTCTTCTAGGTAGTCAACGCCGTCTATATAGTAAATAAAGTTGATTATATCGATCTCTACTACTTTTTTACCATCAATAAATATCGCGTAGTAAGATACGCTGTATTCTCCGCTGCCATCTGTTGGGCTTGCTGAAGCAAGCTTGCCAGGTGCCATTTTGATTGGATTTGCAACTACAACGTGTTTTACTGACTCTACAATGTTTTTACCTGCGTTGTTGTCCCATTTTTGTTGGGCTGCTCTTAATTCTATTTGGTGTGCTATAGGTTTTAAAAGCTGTACTGCCGCCCTGGTTGTTGACCTAAAATTAAGTGTAAGGCTCATCGGCTCAAGTTGGCCTGTATAAGGTCCGGAAAAGCTACCCGCTATACCGGCGCCCTTGATTTCTTCTGTCATTGAAGATATTTCCGGCAAGGTTGCTTCTGCCATGCCTAAAAATTCGTTTGCGCCTTCGTAGACGCTAAAATTTATTGTTCCATTGTCTATTTTCATTTTTTACCCCCTTAACTTTGGAAAGCTGCTACTACATAGTCTGGGTCGTACTCTAGGGCAAAGACTATTTCTTGTGCTGGGCTTGGTGGTGTTAGGTAGACATGGAAAGTTGCCTTGCCTGCCATAAGCTCTACTAGGTTGTTATCTTCTGGCTTAAATTCCACGCGGCCACCAAGTAGTTTTCCTTCTGATATAAGGCCATTTAGCCAAATATTGATACTGTCCACGATTGATTGTACGAATCTAGGTGTCATTTTTTTATCTATGTTAGACCAATAGGTAAGAATTAGGCTGTTGCCTACCCACCCAAACATTCTGCCTATAGGAATGAAGTAATCTTTTACGTCGGTATTTGCTGGGAAGCAAGCTGTTTGGTTGCCCCATAGTACATATCCACCTATAAAATTAATGGCTGTTACTATACCTTGACTGTTTAGGTAGTTTGCTTCTTTGACATCTAAAAGTAGTTCTGTGCCATCTTCTAAAATCGCCCCGTCAACTTTTATAGATTTGTTACTTGGTGATTCTGCTGGGCAAAAATCGTTGTCTACGTCGGTTTTAGCCATTCTTGCGGCCGCTTGGGTTGATAAGTGGAATTTTTTATCTCCTAGCTTAACCATTGGCCAGCAAAGAATTTGATACTTCGAAAAGATATTATCTTTTTTCTTTCTTTCGGTTGTATCTCCATAGTTTTTTACTTCGCTTGAATCTAAATCTACTACTGCATGTGCTTCAAAGATTCCGTTGATATTTTCGCACTTTGTAGCCATTACCGCAGCAACTGTGCTTTTTTTGCTAAATTTAGGACATAAGATTAAATCTGAAATTATTCCATATTTTGCAAAAACTTTGTCGATAAGCTCTAGGCCTTTATATTGATTTGTTGATACCTCGTATCCGCCTATAATATCTTTTTCGGTAACCTTTGTTGGGTCTACTGCTTCAAAGGCTATAGCAAGTTCGCCTGTTTCTTGTCCTATGTTGCCACCGTCTAAGATTTCAAGAACTAAATTGTCGTTTGTGTACATTAGGTCGTAGTCTTGGCCCTTTTCGTGGCCTTTTACTGCTACTGTTTCTGCTAGTGCTTCAATTGGTAGTAGTACCTGCTTATCATTAACCGGATATTGCTTTTCTTCAACCTGTTTTTTGTGTTTTGTAGGATCTAGTACATTTACGAAGACAACTGGGCTTACTCCGTATAAAACGAAGTGGCAATACATTACTTCGCATAGTGTGTAGTAGTCAAAATTATCATTATATCCTAAATTTTTGACTGCTTCCGCATAGGAATTGCACATTATAGGCTCGTTGACTTTGCCATTTACTGCTTGAATTGGTGCTGTACCAACTACAAAGGCTATACCGCTACCGGCTGTTACTGGTGTTTTGATTGAAGTTTCAATCTGTTTTGTTCTGATTCCGTGTTGAAAGGCCATTATTTACCCCCTTCTTTGTTAGCTGCTACAGTAGAAGCAATATCTCTGTAATATTTGTTTAAAATATTACCGTCGCTTTCTACCTTCGCTTTTGCTTCCGCTAAGTTTTCTACTGGTATGATTAATTGTTCTAGCTGTTTATACTTTTCAATTTCATTTTTATACTTTTCTTTTATTGCTTTTTTTGTGCCTATGATTAGCGAATTTTTCTTTAAAACGCCATCTGGTAAGTTTGGCCCAATGTAGCAATAAGTTCTTTCTTCTTCTACTGCTTTTGCTGTAATTGGTTCTTCAATTACTTTTTTTGCTTTTTCGTCTTTAATAGCCATTAAAATTTACCTCTCTTTTTATTGGTGGTAGAGTCCAAATCGTCATCATTTCGCCTAAGTAGTAAGGCCTTGTATCGTCCGGGTATATGATATGTTCTAGCGGTGGTACAAGCCTGAATTGCTGATTGATCTCTTCGTCTTTTAGAAAATTATATCTAAGTTTTGACATAATATTTAAAAGCGCCATAGATCCTTCTTCTGCGTCTTCTGCATAGGTCGCTACAATGATTCTTATTGAAGCTTGCGCTTCGTCCGGCTCTCCTGGTGCTTCGTCGTCCCTTCCTGTAAGATATTTAATTAAAATATAGGGTATTTGCTGTATTTCATCTTGCTTTTTAGGTAGATTCATTAAGTAAACGCCTGGCGGTCTTTCTTTTGGATCTTCGCCCCTATTGACTTTTACAGGTAGCATTATATCTTTTGTCTTTTCTTGTATATAAGCTTTTATAGCTTCCATTAAAACTGTCGGTGTCATTATTTACCCCCATACCCCGCCAATAATCTTTCTACTTCATGTTCTAGCCTAGTGTCGAATGTTTCCTGTGCTTCTTTGTAGACTTGGTCCATTACTACAGAATTACTAACCATAGAACGCATAGAGGAACCCATTAGTTGCTTAATTGGTAGCCTTGATTTCCCTACTCTTTCGAAAATTCCTTCTTTCTTTGCTGATATTTGATTTCTAAAGGCGTGTTCAAGATATACCGCTGTTTTTTGTCCGGCAAATACTTTGCCTGGCCCTGGGTGCGTCGGCTTTGTTAAGCTGTATTTGTATAGTGGAATCTGTTTACCAGCAAATATTAGTGTTGCGCATAAGTCGCTAGTAGTAGCGTTTTTTATACTGTCTTTTGTGTATTCTGCTATTACATTTCTTTTGATTTTATATTCTTTAGTAACGCCTTTAAAAGATTCAGTTTTTGCCTTTGCTATAGCCCTATTTGCTGCGCTGGCCATTGCCCTTTCTGTTCCATTTGGTACTTCGGCTAAAAGGTCGCTTATTTTATCTACTGTTTCTTGGTTAATTGTAATCATTTTTTATTCCATTAGCCTTTCAAGATATAAAATAATTTCTCCCATTTCGTTTTTGACTTTTCCTATGGTGTAAAATTCGTTATTGATTTCTATTTCTTGGCCTTTTCTAGGGGTTTTCTTTAGACTTTCAAGTGATATATACATAATCAATTCGACATTGTAAAGGCCTTCGACGTTGTCTTTTTCGGAACGTCCGGCCTTTTTCCTGTCGTTATATTCGCTGTAGTCTAAAACTACTTTAGCGACTATAGGTTCGTTGTCTAAATAAAATTCTGTAATTTCGGCGAATTCACCGGAATTGTGGAAAACTTTTTTTATATCCTGGCCCGCTTGATACTTGAAGTCCATTAATAGACTTCTGCTACAAGCCAAGAATCAACTTCGGTTGGTACAGGAATAAATCTTGAATTTAGCTGTACGAATCTTCTTGCTGGGTTTCTTTCTACCCAAGTTTCTGGCACCATCTCTCCTTCTACAGTTACAAAGCCTTTGGTTTCTTCGTCAATGATTGTATTTGCACCATAGCAACGGCTGTAATTAGCGTTTGTAGAAAGTAACGCGATTGTCTTTTCTGGTACTAGGGCTTTATCTTCTGGCTTATCTGGGTTTGTCCAATCGTCCAAATAGAATTCGTTGTATTCGTAAATATCTAGTCCGAATTCGTTTATTGTACCTACATAGGTAGCACCGTTTGGTAGCTCTTTAGGTGTAATTGCTGCAAGGTCGTAAGCTTTAGTATCAAGTAAGGCTTGTACTTTTTTATTGTTTAGGAAGTAATTCACTACGTCCGAAGACATAATCATAACGTTACAGTTTACATGGCCTGTTTGTTGTACCTTTAATCTCCACTTTCTAATATCTGCTATTGGGTCGGCTGTGTCGGTGTTCCATTTTTCGGCCGCTTTGCTTATAACTTCTTTGTTTTCAAACGCGAAGTCGATTTCCGCTTCAACGCCAGCGCCAATTACAGGAATTTTTCCGGTAAATATTGCCTGGGTTGCCATCCACTCTTCGCGGCGTGTGATCATATCTTCAAGTTCCGCCATATCTTTTCCTAATTTTTCCACCGCTCTTTCTGCTGCTGTCTTTCCGGAATACGGATTTTCTCCGGCTAATCTATTCAGTAGTTCTTCCGCTGTAGTAATTTTATTAGGTGCCATAAGTGGTGGCTCATAGCTTGCTGTTTGGTATCCTGCGTTTGGTACTGTTTTTCCGCCAATCATTGGGTGTACGAATGGCGCTAGCCTTCTATTTCCTTTTACAAAATCTATATCGATTCTTTTTGTCGGAAAAGTTTCAATGTTTCTGAAAAATGTATCTCTTATAAAAGTAGAAGTTCTTGGCAATCTCTCTACTAGGGTTCCTAAAGTTTTTGTTTCAAATAAATCTGGCATTTTTTTCTCCTTTACTTAATAAATATTGAAATCTTTCTAAGTGGCGCCTTTACTTTGTCAACTGTGGCTGTGCCATAGTCTAGTGCGTCTGCTCTAAAGTCGCCTGTAAGATATACGGCCACTTTTTCGTTAGCCTTCGCTTCATCTACTGTAATTCCGTATATATCGCCTAAATTTTCGGCGGTGATTTTAGCTAGCTTGCCAGCTGTTAGGGCTACTACAGTATTTTTTCCTATATCTTCTTTTGCTTCGACTACTTCGATTTCTACAGGAAAATCTCCCGCATAAATGTTGTCGCCTTCGTAGTTTTCTTTTTTAATTTCGTACATTACTTGTCCCCTTTCTTACTTTGTTTTTGGATACGCTTTGTCTATAGCTTCCAAGAATTCGTTTCTTTCTTCTGTTTTTTGTCCTTGGCTGCCTTCTACTTTATCCATACCGGAATTTTTAACGTCTTTTTCTCTATCTTTTATATAGTTTTGTCCTTTTAGCTTTTGGGCATTTAATATTTTGATTGCTACTTCGCCTGCTGTAATTTTAGTTTTAAATTTCGCTTCGTTTACAATCTCTTCTGCGCCTGGTGCTGCAATCTCTTCTATAGCTTGTAAGCGGTCTAATTCTTCTTTCTTTGCTGCTTCTTCAATCTCTTTTACAAGCTCCGGATAAGCTTCCTTTAGTTCTTCTACAGTTTTAATTTCTTTTACTTCGTTTTCTGTAGTAGTTGCTGTTTCTTTGTTTTCGTCCATTGCTTTTACTTCCTTTCTTTCGTTGGATTTTATATTAAAATCATTGCCGTTGGCGTGGTGGTTTTGGCTATGATCTAATACCATATTTGGTAAATTCTTAAAGTTGGATACCATAAGTACCCCGTTTACTTTTATTTGTCCGTCGGCGGTTGCTGCTACGTCGGCTTCTTCAAACATTAAGCGGTCGCAAAATCCTGCGTCTACTGCTTCTTGGCCTGTGTACCATGTTTCCGCTTCCATAAGCTGTGCTAGTTCTTCTTCTGTCTTGCCTGTTTTCGTCTTATATGCGTTTATGATTGATTTTTTGATTGTTTCTAATTGTTCTATATACTTTGTTAAGTCTTTAGCGTTGAAGTAACCTTCAAGGCCAAATAGTGGGTCGTGAATCATAAGGCTACCATTAGGTGCTATTTCAATTTCGTCGCCTGCCATAGCAATTATTGTAGCTGCCGAAGCGGCCCAACCGTCGATTTTAACAATCTTTTTAGCTTTGAATTCTTTTAATCTCGAATAAATAGCTGTAGCTGCGAAAACGTCGCCGCCTGCGCTGTTAATTCTTATAATTAAAGTTTTTATATCCTCTTGTTCTAAGTAGGCTAAATCGCTTGAAAAAAATTCCGGGTTAATCTCTCCAAGTTCCCAATCTATTTTGTCGCTTATATTTCCGTATATTGTTACTTCTGCTATTCCTTCTTCTTGCATTGCGAAGTTCCAAGCTTTTTTAGTTTTGTTCTTCTTCAACTTTCGGAATCTCCTTTCTAATCTCTTGTATCAGTTCTTCTTCTTGCTTTAATTGACTGATATTTTTGTAGTAGTCCGTGCCGTTCATTTCTTTAGCTTCTTTGCTGCGTGTTGAAAATCCATTCTCTACCCTCTTTTGTGCTGCCGCTACTTCTTGGGTCGGATTGAGTAGCCCTTGGGCTGGGCCGTTCCATTCTGCGCCGCAATAAGCTTTCTTTGTAAGCGGATCGCCGAAAAATCCTGGCGCTTCAATCCTACCTTTTGCTACTGCTTCTGTTAGCCATTCTTCATAAATCGGCTGGCAAAAATCCGCTGCTAGCCACTCGCGGTACATTCTGAAAGATTTCCAAGCTTCAAGAAGTGCTGCCCTTGAAGCGCTGTAAGAAGCATTGAAATTTTTTAGTAAAAGTTCGTAAGGGATTTCAAGGGCTGCGCCTATCTGCCTGCAAATAGCGGTAACAAAGCCGTCAAAGGCTGCGTTTGGTCTACCTGGGTTTACAATGTTTGCTTTTTCGCCCTCGTTAAGGTCTATAATTGCCCCTGGTCCAAGTTCGATAGAATTTTCTGTGTATCTGTCTACCTGTTCTTCTTCTGGCACGATCTGTCCGAATGGTGGTTCGCTGCTATAGCTTTCTTTTTCAATGAAGACTGTTAGCAATCCACTTACAACCGCAGCTACTAGCTCGGCTTCTGTATATCGTCCTAGCTGCTTTAAGCTTTCTATTACTGGGGCAAGAAGTGGCACGCCCCTTCTTTGTCCTATTCTTTCACGATTCATTAGGTGTAGTACGTTTTTTCTACCGGTGTTTTTTCCGTAAGCTTCGACTCTTACCCACTCTTCTTTTTCTGTTAAGTCTTTAGAGTTTGGGTGCCTGTTGCATATATAGTAGGCTATTGTTTCGCCGCTTTTATTACTTTCTACGCCATCTATAATATTTTTATCCTGGCTTTTATCTTTAGGTGTGGAAATTCTATCCGCTTCTATTAGCTGTATTCTTAAATCGTAGGGCATGGCCACCCTTTCTGTTGTCGGTAATAAAACTATAACGTCGCCGGATATTAGCCAATTTAAAAAGGCTAGCTGCTGCAACTCGTAGAAATTATCAAATCTTTCTATATCGCAGCTTGTACTGTCCGCCCATAGCTTGAATTCTCTTTCGATTTTTTGTTCTAGGCTCCTTGCTTCTTTGGCTGAAATTCCTATAGCTTCGTAGTCGATTTGACTTTTTAAAAGTAAACCGCCGCCAACTACATTAGTTCTACAAGTTTTTACTGCACCTGTGGCAAGTGGCACGCCCATAAAAAGATCACGGCTTCTTTGCCTTAATATTGTTAAGTTGTCTTCTATATCTTCTTTATGGCTTCCGCCGTCCGCTCTCCAACCTATAAGGCTTTTTTTACTCCTAGAAGCTCCGTAGTTGCTGTATCCGGAATTCAAAATCTCTTTTACCCTGCCTAGTGCTAGGGCTTCTATTTCCCTTCTAGTGGCTTCGTTTTTCCTTTTGTTGGGTTTTAGTATATCAAATAGTCCCATAGTACCACCTGTCTTTAAATATCGCGTGGGACGGCAATATAAGTCCTATTGCGTCCCTTGTAGTTGTCTATCGTGTCTAATCTGTCAATTTCTTTTCGCCAATATTTTTGTTGCTCTCTTATTTCGCTTAAATTCGCCCTGGTTAAGCTTCTGCTGCCTATAGTGTAACTTTGGCTTGTAGCTACTGCCATTTCTGCTTCTAGCCAAATATTGTAGTGCTTTAGGGCCTGTTCTCTTCGAAGTTTAATTTCGCTTTTATCCATCTATCTTAACCCCCCGTGATCTAATATTTTTATGGTTTATTTAATTTAAAAGTTATCCTTGACCATAAATAATTTCTCGTATTTGCTTTCGTGGCTTCCGCCCTGCATTGTTGACCTAGCCTTTGTAAATTCGTAGACTACTTCAAAATCATCTGGCATACTATATCCGCTTATTAAGACTACATTTTCTTTGCTCATTTCCTTGCACCGCTTGTAGAAGTTTTCGTAGTCTATATTGTTATTCCTATATACTTTGTTTGTATCTTTGTATGGTGGGTCTAAATATATGATTGAGTTTTTTATATTCGAAAATTCTTTATAGTCTTTGTTGTGAATCTCTAGGTTAGGGATAACCTTCATATTTTCCAAATGTACAAGCCTTTCTAATTGTTGAATTCTCAAGCTCTTGGCGGGTGTACCCCCCCCCCCCGATATTTTTTCGACTTGTTGTATTTGTTGAAGTTGCTGTAATTGAGTGATTTCTTTCTTTTCTTGTACTGCTTTTTTGAAAGTTTCGGTTTGCTTATAGCCTTCAAAGCAATCATGGTTTGCTATTATCTTTCTTGCTAGTTTATATTTAAAATCAGAAAGCTCTTTGCTATATAGATAGTGTTTACTGTTATTTCCAAATGAATTAATTAATAGTTTTAAGTGGTCGTCTATTGTTTTATTTTCCTTATCTCTTATCTTGAAAAACTCTTCCCTGCTGCAAATTAAAGTTTTTATATATTCCCTATCTTCTGATAAGATTTTTTGTATCATCTGCCCTGGTATAGGGTCTATATCGTTATAAACTACGTTTAGGCCTTGAAGTTTACACTCTAAAGTTATAGCACCACCGCCGCCGAATAGGTCGTATATTGTTTTATCTGTGCCGAAATTCTGCTTTATAATCTCTATAATCTTTTTAGATATTTTCTTTTTACTGCCTACATACGGTAAGCCTATTGGCCTTCCTTTTCTTATTTTCTTTTTATCTAAAATCAATTTCATTTTTGCTTTTATCTATTGTCTTAACCCCCTAGATCTGACGTTTCTTTGTGGTTTGCTTGTGCTTTCCGGAATCTCTTTTTTGAGAATAGGGTTTGTAATTTCAAGCGCTGCGGTTGCGTAGTTTCTAATATCTAAAGGTTCGTTTCTTTTTATTCCTTTTTTCACTTTCCAAACGTACTGGGCGCGGCCTTTTTTGTAGCTAATAACCATCTTTTCACTTGTAAGCCCTTTGAAATATTCTTCTGTATATCCTCGGCCTTCTTCTGCCGGAAAGTGGCAATAGTTAGGCCCCGGCTCTTCTACTGCTAGCCTTTGGTAGAGTATGGCTTTTCCTGTATCTACCCCAAGGGTAAAAAGTGGTGTCTTATAGGCGTTTGACGTAGACGGTTTAGAGTAATAAGGCGTTTGCGAACCCCCTCGGCCTTTAATAGCCCATATCCTGCGATTAATTCTTTTCTTGGCAAATTTATAAACTTCTTGGGTAAAGTGTCCGCCGGAATCTATACAGGTAGAAAGAATTTTTAGTTTGCGGCCGTCTTTTGTTTCAAAGGTCCTACCTAGAAAATTATCTAAGTCTTGCCATACAGTTTCGGTTTTTAAGTCGCCGTAGATTTTTTTGTAGTAAATACCCCATGATTCTTTTTCTTCGCCCCAACCTACCACCTCTACTTCGAAGCGGTCGTCTTGTACGTCTACCCCCGCCGTTAAGACTATTACGTCTTCTGGCACTTCGCAGCCATATTCTTCTAAGCGGTTGAATAATTCGTCCATTTCTATTTCTTCTCCTTCTTCTTCCCAAGTTTGGCCCATTTCGGTGTTAGTCCAAGCTTTAAGTAATTCTATATTGCCTTTCTTTTTTTCTTCGTTTGCAACTAAGAATTTTTCTACAATTTCTGCCCACGATACAAAAAGCGAAGCTAGGGCATTTAAGTGAAAGCCTTTGACTGCTCGCTTCGGATACTTGAAAATAAATTTTCCTTTATCGAAGTTTGACTTCCAAGCGTATTCACTCGCTATAGCTCCGCAATGGCGGCAAGTGTATTCAATTTCCGATAAATCTTCTTTGTCGAATTTTATATAGGCCCATTCTAGCGGGTTGTATTCTCCGCAATGAGGGCAAGGAATGTTCCATTCGCCCTGGGTGCTATGATCGTATTCGACTTCAATTCTGCTTAAATCTTTAATAGTTGGCGTTGATACGCAAACTATTTTTTTGTTCCAAAAAGTAGTAAGCCTTTTTGTGGCAAGTAAAAGCGGGTCGCCTTCTGTCCCTGCTGTTACTGGGTATCTGTCAATTTCATCTGCAAGCAATATTCTTATAGGTCGGCTTGCAAGGCTCGAAGGGCTGTTAGCCCCTACCATTGTTACATGGCCACCGGGGAAAATCTTTTGTAGGATTGTATTCCCGCTTGTCCTCGACTTATCATCTACCTTGTCTTGCAATATTGGTGTATCTCTTAACATGGGCGAAATTCTGTCCTTGGAAAAAGCTTCTGCCATCTGTATTGTTGGTTGTAGAATCATGATTGGGCTAGGGTCGTAGTGCATATAGTAACCTAGGGGGTTAAGTATGCAAGCGTCCGACTTGCCAATCTGTGCCGCACTCATTACTACGACTTTTTCTACTCCGACTTCGCCTATAGCGTCCATAATCTCTTTTTGGTATGGTGCTTTAGAAGTCTTCCACCTTCCGGGTTCCGCCGAAGCTTCCGGGCTAAGTCTTCTGTACTCGTCCGCCCACTCGGTAATCGTTATTGGTGGCGGCGGCTTTAAGCCGGCAAAGATTTTGCAAAGAAGATCAAATGTATTTTTTTTAATTTTTTTCTTCTTTTGTGTTTTCTTCAATTTCCGCCCCTTCTTCTGGTTCTATAGAAAAAGCGGTCGGAAAGTCTGATAATTCGTTCAGTCCTTCTTCTACCGCTTCTTGTAGTATCTTATATATTTTTGTCTTGTCTTTTAAGCCAGCTAATACTGGCGATAATTTGGCGGGTATTGCCATAAGTCTTACTTTGAAGTTTGTTAGCATATCCGCCATCACTTCTTCAATCTCCGAAGATTCGTGCAAATCTCTTTGTCTAATTTTTAGATCAAGTTCTTCGTTTTGTCTTTTTGCTTTTACAAGCTTTGCCCTTTCTTCGTAGTAGTTTAAATTTTCTTCTATCTTCGAATTACCTTTTAGGTAATCTATGTAGGCGTGATTTGTTTCTAGTAATTTATAAAGGCCCGGCAATGTTTCTTCGATAATTCCTTCATCTCTTAATTGCCTAACTCGCCTTTCGCTTATATTAAGAAGCTTGGCTATAGCCTGCGTACTATATAATTTTACTTTGGCCATACAAGCCCCCTTTTTATTTTAATTACTTTTGAATAATTATTCGTTATTGAAATTTCAAGGCCCCTAATACTTTCTAGCTTTTGAATTTCCGGAAGTGGTTCAAAATTTTTCATACCTAGCCATATTTCGGGCCTCGCCGACCCGCAATGCTGCTTTAGTTCGCGAAAGAACCTATTTTTATTTTTTAGATCTCGTCAAGCTCGCCGTCCAAATCAAATTCAAAGGCTCCTTTTATCTTTTCTTTTGATAAGTCGTATCTCTGTTGATCAAGTTCTATGCGCCTACAGTCAAGCTGGTAGGTCTTTATACTATCAAGTAGCTTTATAATCCTTCCGTGGATTCTATCAAAGGCTACTAATAGTTTTTGCTGCCTTTCAAACTTGCTGTCCCTTGTAACCGTCTTCAATGTCGGTTGCAACTTTTTCATCTTTTCTTCACGTTCGGCCGGATCTAGTTTTTCTAATAAATCTTTTGTTGGTAAAGCTTGCATTTCTGATTCTCTCGACAAGTACAATCTATCTTCCGGTTCCTTGTCAAGTTCATCTAGCTTGCGCCTAATATCTTTTTCCTTGGCCAATAAGATTTTAAGTTCGTTCTTTAGGTTGGTTTCTGTATCTAGTGTAAGACTTGATATATAGGCTTGGTCTTCTGGTGGTAGGTTGTCTAAATCTATGCTGCTATATCCGCCGTGGGTTTCGGCGTTTTTATTTCCTTTTGGCGCTCCTGCGCCCTCGGCGTTTTTATTTCCGAATTGTCCGCCGCGTCTTCTCTCTTTTAGTTTATCGTCCCACTTATCGCGGTACTTCCATTGACTAATTGTTGCCGGCTTTACTTTTATTTTTTCTGCAATTTCTTTAACCTCTAATCTGCCTTTTGACTTTCTATAAAGTTCAAAGGCTAAATCACGTTCAGGTCGTCTTTTTTTAGCCATCTTCTTTTTCTCCTTTCGCGGCCGCTTTTTTGTCTTCTTCGTTTGTTTCGCTGTTCCGATTTTTCAGCCACGGAAGAAATTATAAAAAAATACGAACTTCAATTTTTAGAAGTTCGTTTGAATTTAGCTATTCCCGCTTGTCTATATACATTCTTCACTATATCTATTATAGCCTATAAATCGGGCAATGGCGGGCAATCTTTCGCCATTAGCTAAAATAATTGTGAATGTATATATTATCTTCGAACTTCTTTTCTAATTTCTTTAAGGCTTCACTTCTTATGTTCTTGCATTGCCTAACGGAATAAAAGCCCCTGGCTATCTTTTCCCACCTATAATTCATGATATAGAAATCATAGATTACTTTGTGTTCGCGGTAATCTAGGCTTTGAATTTCCTTTAAGATTTCCTTGTATAGGTTATCAAGTCTTTTGTTCTTTTCTTCTAGGCTCCTTATAGTTTCGCTTATACCGTCCGGTACATTAAGCGCCAGGTCTTCTGTAATTTTTGATATATGATTCTTGGCCTTCGGCATACCGTCTAGCTGGCTGTTGCTTCTTGGCAAGTAGAATACATCTTCCAAATTATTTATAACCCTGCGATTAAGTTTTATGGCCTGCGGAATCTCTCGGCAATAATCAATGATTTCTACAACGTCTTTCATAGGCGCGCCCTCTTTTTCTTTTCACTCAAACTACCTCTTTATCAAATCTTTTATAAACTCTTCTTTTGCTTGACCTATATAATCTTCAACGGCAAAGTTTATCTTTTCCGCTGCCTGTAAATTTCCTATGATTTCATCTTCTGCGCCGGCCATCTTCAAACACTCGTCGCACACGCCGATTTTCCTATCGGCTAGAATTCTAGTATCGCAAAATTTACAAGTCTTGTATTTCTTATCCATCTATCTTGTCTTCTATGTTTTCTAAAAACATAACGCCTTTACGCCACGGGATCTCCCACCTTTTGAGGTCGTCGGCCCTGGCGGATTGTTTTCCTATAATCTCTTTCATGTTTCGCCAAACTTCCCACGGCACGAAAAAGTAACGGTCTTTTATACCGACGCACACGCCCGCTATTGCTCCAAGCTTTAAATGTTCGTCTAATACTTCCGCTTGCTTATCTGTTATAACTTTTTTCTTGATAACTTCTGTACTGGTGTACTTGGCTTCAAAAATTATAGACCTGCCGCCTTTTAATGTTCCTTGGAAGTCCGGCTGCGCCCTGGCCGTAAATTGACCATGAAATTTTCCGCCTTTGAATTTCTTTATCACTCTAAAAGGTTCTGGCGTTTTGCTTACTGCTGCTAGTCCATAATCTATATAGTGCTTGCAAGCATACTCGATACCCTGTTCTAAGCTGTGGCCGTAGGCGTTATTCTTTAGGTTTCTATATGCTTCAAGTGCTTTTTTGTTATCCATGTGCATAACTCCTTTTCTTGTATTGTGGATAACTCTTTCTTAACTTTGCCCTGTGGATAACTTTTATTATTTATAATTCTACTTTGTGGATAAGTCTTACAAGCCTTTATATTTTCCCTTTGTGGATAAGTCTTTATGTTCGGGGTTTCTTTCTTCGTAGCTTTAAGTATATGCTCCAACCTGTGAAATCATTGTATATTGCTTCAAATCCATATAGCTTGTCCCTAATCTCATAGCCCGGATACATTTTTTCCCAGTAGCTAAGACTTTCTGGGAAAAGTGCCAGCTTGATTACTTTTTTCCTAGAATATTTGTGATCATTGTTTCTTTCTGTCGGTCTTTCTAAGTTTTGGCTGCAAGTCCACCTTCTTTTCTGGGTTGGGTTTCCTTTGAGGTAGTTCGCTAGGCCTGCTATACCTGTGTTTGTATCCGGCTTTATCCTGTCGCAATTTGCAAAGCCTAATCTCTTTCCTTTATCTTTGCCCCTGCTCCTACTCCATAGGTCTTCTACTACGTCCCTGTCTAGTCCGTCATTCATAAGAATATGATGATGAATTCTTACTGGCTTGCCGTCTTTTCCCTCTCTCGAAGAAGTAACGATAATGTATTTCAAATCTTCTAGGCCCTCTTTTTTTCTTCTTCGCTTTATCCTGCGTATATAATTTGTAGCTTCCTTTTCTGCTTTTTCTACTGTAGCTGGTAAAAAATATTCATTGTAGGTAAGTGTTACCGAATAACCGCCCCCACCGAAATTTGTTTCTACTACCTGGTTGAATTTTCTTCTTGCGTTTCTATCATTCAAATTTTTCTGTGCGGGTATAGATACTTTTTTCTTCTTGGATCTCTTACCTTTTCTTTGTTCCAATTGATTTTCTGATATAGGATATATATCAACTTCCAAATAATCTTTCCCGCACTGAATTTTCTTTTCTCTTATAAAAGTTTTTGCCATTAATACCACCTGCTTTTATACTTCGGTCGAAAAGATAATAACTAATACAAGCCCGCAAGGCGGTATCTACTCCGCCAATTTTAGCTGTTGTTATTCTCTTTTCCTTTGCTTTTAACCTTTTGCCGTGGTATAATGTATCTGTGGATATTCTTTGTCTTTGCCCTAAAGATAAGATAAAGATTAATACCAAGGCGGGGTGCTTGAAAAAGCACCCTTTCTTTTTTACTTATTTCTTCTTCTAGCGTCTTTGTCTACTAAATTTCCAAATCTAAAGGCTAATATCAATAATGGGAATATAAGGAAAAATCCTTCGCCCCCTATAGCCCTGTATCCTCTATCTATATATGCAAGCTTGGCCAAGCATATATAAACTATCAAGGATAAAAAACAAAATATAATTATCTGCGGAGAAAATACCCTGGCCATGATTGATGGCCTTCTTCTTCTGTACTTTCCGTCTACAATCTCTTTTGCTTCTTCTATATAAAGTTCTTTTAGTTCTCTTCTTCTTTCGTTAATCTCTCGGTTGTACCTTTTTTGTTTAAAGTTAAGGTCTTCCATCTCTAGTGTCTTTTCTGTATAAAGTGCTGCCAGCCTTGCTGCCTTTTTGCTTTCTTCTAATAAGTCCCTATCATTTCTTTTGTCTTTGTAATTAATTTTTATTATCTCGCGATCCATTGTTTTTCCTCTCTTACTTGCGGTATATCTTCCTTGCCTTCTTCTTCATCTAGTCCGCCAAGACTAGATAAGTTTTCCATATCTTCTTTTTCTTCGTGGGTTTCTGCTGCGGTTTCTTCTTTTGTTTCTCCTGCTGCGTTTACTTGCTTAATTAGTTCATTATCTAACTTGACTAACTTTTGTAATAATTTGTGTAAAGAATCCTGGGAATCCGTCGGCTTGCCTTGGCCTGTTAGGGTAGTAAGCCTTGCCATTTCTTCTTGACAATCTCCTAAAATACTTTCGACTTCTTCTTGTCCGAATATCTCTATTCTTTCATCTTCGCTTGCGTCAATCCATTCAAGCGGGCAAATAACCACGCAGCTTTGGTTCATATCTAATAGTTCGGCACTTGCCTTAAAAGTTCCTTCGCTTTTTCTATAGATCAAAGCACTAATCTTTCGGTATTTGATATTTCTAAAAAATACTGGTCTTTCTTCGTATAAAAGCTGTTTTGCTTCTTTGTTTGTAATAGCCATTGTCCTTGCCCCTTTCTTATAAGTCGCTTTCTTTTACAAAAATTCCATTTACCATTCGTCCCTTGCGGTCTTTTATCTCTTCGTAGGCTTCTTCGATACAATCTTCAATACTGTAGCCAAGCTGCATAGAAAGTGCTGTAAGTACGACGTATATATCGCCTATACTGTCTTTTACTTGGTCCGGTCGATTTTTGGCCAAGCCTTCTGCAAGCTCTCCTGTTTCTTCTACAAGTTTAAGCATTTGCCCTTTTGGGTCGGCTGTGTCTAGGTTCCTATCTCGAATCCAATTTTTGATTTTTCCTGTTATAGTGATCTCTTCTACTTCTTTGTCGCTTCTTATCCTACATACCGGGTGTACCTGGCCTATAAATTGCGGAATGTGGCACGAAATAGTTTTTTTCTCGCCTATCACGCAATTATAGTAAGCTTTGTTTTTGCCTTTATTATCTGGCGTAAGTATCCGCCACCAATCTTTGGTAAAGGGTATAAACCCCTTGTATCTCTCGAATTCTTCTGCCGATAAAAGACTAATTTTATCTATACAAGTTCCGTAATTTTCCTGGCCATCTAGTGCCTTTAAATCTCTTTCAAAGAATAGAAAATCTTCTTCGCTTGCGCCGTTGTCGATTAGCGCGTTGTAAAAGTTTATATTAAGCCATTTTCTAAGTTCCGCATTTTTCCAATTATTGCCATCTTCGCTTACCCTTCTTCTGACCGGTAAGTGCTTCTTTGTAATAGCTAAAACTCCTTCGTCAAGGTCGGCAAGCTTTATCCATTCAAACTTACCAAATTTGAAAACTTCGCCGGCTTTTAGCTCTTCTAATCTTCGCATTGCTTTTCTTCCTTATCCAATCTATAATCTTCAATCCTGCTAAAGACTCCTAAATAATCTTCTGATCGGTCTATGTGTGTAAAGAATTTTCTTAAAGTCTTTACCTCTTCTACATAGGCTTTTGTTTTGTCAAAATCGTAATCAAATTCCGCAAGTAGTATAGGTATCTTTTCTTTAAGCCTTATTTCTTCATCTACTAAAAGGCCGTGTATGAGGTTTACTGAATATTCGCTTATATCGAATCCCATTCTTTTTACTTCTATGTTTTTTTGTGTATCTTCCATCTTTGCCCCTTTCCTAAATTGCTACCTTTTCTTTCGCTTGGATCTCTTCTTTTTTCTCGATCTCTTTTACAATTACTTTTGCCCCCTCGGCCTTGCCGGAAAGCTCGTAAAGTTTTTTCAAGAATTTTTTTGCGTCAAACTCTTTCATCTTTGACCCCCTGCCTTTAGCTAAATAAGCTTATCTGGCCGTCGTCTACTTTTGAAATTCGTAGCTTGTCGTTTTCTATATCCATTGCAAGGTCTTCTGTAATTGCAAAGTTCGAAGTAGAATCTGTCTTTTTGAGTGTTGACTCTACTTTGTAGTCAATTATCGGTCTTTTAAATAGCTTTATCTCGAAGTCGTCGGCGCTTCTTGGAATCTCTAGTTCCTTATTAGCCCCGCTTACATTGATCTTTAAAGTTATTTGGCCAGCTTCAAAATTACCCGCTGCAATTTCTGTCATAACCTCGTACAATTTAGAATCCACTTGGAAAACTAAGTCGCCAAATATATTTTTATCCTCTATACTAAGCATTAGCATTTTTGCCCCCTTTCTTTCCGCACTTTATGCAAATTGTAGTATCTTTTGGTAGCCTACTAGAAAAAATTCTTTTGCCCTTGGGCCTTATAATCTTGCCTTTTTTAAAATCATGCTTACAGGCTGCCTGGTGAAATTCTTTTTTTATGCTAATTTCCATTGGTCCTTCTTTGGTTAAGAAGGTAATTTTTTTGAAATTAGTATCCATAGCTTGCGACTACCTTTACTTTTTCCGCCTTTAGATTTTTAACCCTGTAAATTTTGCCGTTAATATCTATAATGTGATAATTAAATTTATTGCTTTCTAGGATTTTTATTTCGCTTTCTTCTGCTGTAAATCCGTATGTGTGGCCTAGTGCCATCTGGCAAATAACCTTAATATCTTTTAGGCTCCTGTCCTTGCACTTGCAATTCTTACAACCCTTGCAATCATGCTTCATTTTTTCAATACTCCTTCGTATATGTTGCCTATTACTTCTATTTCTCCTGGGTCCTTATATTCAAAAAGATAGTGTGGCGGCTCGTCTACGCTCCAATCGTTGCCTTGTACCGTCCAAGCTAGAAAATCATTGCTCCAATAAACTATTACATTGTCTTCTAGGCTTCCATATCCTGCCTTGCTTTTATCTTTCCAATGTAAAATATCGCCTTCGTAAATCTCTTTGCCGTTCTTGTCTAAAATTCCTGTAAACCTCATTAGCTGAATGTGTTTAAATTTCATTGAAAAGTCAAGCGATACTTTTTCGTAGCAAGTGATCTCTTCTAAGTGCCAATTTATACAACCGACGTTGTTTAGCATTTCGCAATTTAAGCTGTCCCAAGCCCTATATTTATCTATCACCTTTGCCCTTCCTTTCTAAATCTCTCCTATAAGTTTTCCTAGCATTTCTGCTTCTTCTTTATTTGCTGCTTCTTCAAGCTCTTTAAAGTAATTTTCTATGGCTTTTCTTATCTCTAAGTACCTTGGGTCCTTGTCCGCCCTAAATCTTTTTGCGTCAAGATCCATAAGCCCCAAGAAGTTTACTTTTTCGAATAATTCTTCGCCCCAAATATCGCTATATTGGGTTTTGAATTTCAATTCCTGGTATCTAGTGCCTACCATTCCTTGGATATTTAGGTAATGTAGGCCTCCATCTTCGCCTAGAATAAAAAGGTCGTGAAGATCTCCTATTATTTGGAAGCCTTCTTCTTCGTACTCGTCGGCTATTTTTAAAAGTGGTACATTTATAAGCATTTCTTACCTTCTTATCTTTTCTAAAAGCCTTTATGATTTTATCGACAATTTCCCTTGCCTTTTCTATCAAAGCGTCTACTGCTTTGTCAAAGCTTTTTATAATCTCTAAAAGCCTTCTTTCTTCTTCACTCATTTTTCGCCCCTTTTTTATATCCTTTTGTTTTCATACAGTAGATACCGTCGCCCAAGTCCTCGACGTAGTAGCCTTTCTTTTTCCATTCTTTAACTAGCCTTATTTTCTCTTTAAAATCTCTATAAGGAATATATATAATTGTTACAGGTCGCATTTTATCTTCGGGCGGCTTTTCTGCCGCCTTAACTCTTTTATAGTGCCTGCGCTTCTTTGCCTGCTAGGCTGGTGTTTTCTCCCATCATCTGCAAGCCTGCTAAAGTTCCCTTAATGTAATATTGCATTGCTATTCTTTTTTCTGTCGGAAGCTTTTCAACTTCTGAAAGTGTTTCTGCTACTGTCTTTAATTCGTCTTTGTCAATCTCTTCTACTTTGTTGTTTTTTTGGATTTTAACTTCCATAATCTCTTTTCCTTTCTTTTTCTCTTCGTTATTATTCCTAGTGGCTTCTATCCTTTTCATCTTTCGCCCCCTATTCTTTAAAATTCATAAAGACGTTGCCGCCTTCGTTTGAGTAGCTGTTGAAGTTTTCCCTATAATCTCTTAATTCTTTTTCGCCTGCTTCTAAGGCTTTCATAGCTTCTTTTGCTTCTTCGTAGCTTTTAAATTGAATTTCTAGCCTTACTTGGTTGTCCGGGTTGGTAATTGTTTTAGGAAAAGCGGCTAAGGTGTCGCTATATCCGTAAACTTCCGGGAAATTTTCTGACCAATCCTCGATTTGAATATCAATTCCGCGTGGTGTCTTTGTTTTTTCTAATACTTGCATTTTCTTTGCCCCCTTTTTGTTATCTCTGTGTCTATTATATAATTCTTTGTGTATTATGTCAAGTCTTTTTGTTATCTTTGTGTACTTTTTTATTGATTTTATTTAAAATGTATTGTATAATAGTTTTTGAAAGGGGGTTATCAATGAATAATCAAATACAATTATTAAGACAAGAACTTGGCTTAACCATGGAAGAATTCGGAAAAAATCTTGGCGTTACACGATCTGCTATATCAAACATTGAAAATGGATATAGAAATCTAACCGAACAAATGATCTCTTCTATATGCAACGCATATAATGTAAACGAAGATTGGTTAAGAAATGGAACTGGCGAAATGTTTGTAGAAAGTAGCGACTCGCTCATAGAAAAAATAGTGTCCGAATTTCCACTAGATAAGCTAAGCCAAACTATTTTAAGAACTTATATTGAGTTAGAACCTAAAGAAAGAGAAGTCTTCAACCATGTAATGAAAATAATAGCCAATAGCATTATGGAAGAAGGAAAAGAAAAGGCTAGAAATGGTGTAAATGATATTATCTTTAATTCAGCCGCTCCGGAAAAAGTAAAAAAAGATATGTACGGTAAGGCTGCTATGCTCTTTAATGAAGCTTTTCCATATACTGGATTCGGTAATACTGTTATACCGGGCTATGATGAAGAGGAAGAACTATCAGAAAAAGAACAATACATGAAGATGGCGGACGAACTGTTCGACAAAGAAAAAGAACAGGAATCAAAATCCTCTTCTGCGAAAGAATCAGACGTGGGCTGAAACCCTGGTATGGTGAATATTAATTTTTAAAAATATATTAATGAAAGGTGTTTAATATGGGATTTTTTTCAAGCGGACAAAAAGCAATCGCACAAAGCATTTACGAAAAAGAAGTAAAGCCTAATTTATGCGAAAAAGACGGCTTCGTTCATATAATTATGATAAATTCTTTTTCAAAGTGGAATAATCAAATATTCTGTGTAGAAGATAAATACACTAATCAAGTTGGCGAAATTGTAAACAGTATGCAAGCCGACGGCTACGAAATAGTAGATATAAAATTTACAACCTTGCAAAATCAAGGAATGTTTAAAGATGGCGAAGGCTTCAATACTTTAATAATGTATAAATAAAAAAGCCATAAGGTGTTGGCGCACCATATGGCAAGGAAAGTTTTTTCATACCGCAAAGTAAGAAATTTATAAGGTCTTTCCGCTTATATTATACCATAAGCGGGCTGGCCTTTCCAATTAAGGGGGTCTTAAATGGATATGGTAAGGGCCGCACTCTATATAAGAGTATCGACGGAAGAACAAGTCCGCGAAGGCTATAGCGTAGACGCACAAAAAGAAAATCTGATCCGCTACGCAAAATTTAAAGGCTATACAGTAGTCGGCATATACGCCGACGAAGGTATAACCGCAAGAAAGAAATACACTAATAGAAAAGAATTCATGCGCCTACTTGACGACGTAGAAGCCGGCAAGATTGATATAATCTTATTTATCAAGCTTGATAGATGGTTCCGTAACGTGGGCGACTACTACAAAGTTCAAGAAATCCTAGAAAGAAATAACGTAGGTTGGACGGCTACCACCGAAAATTACGATACAACCACCGCAAATGGTAGGCTTTATGTAAATATAAGGCTAGCTGTCGCCCAAGATGAAAGCGATAGGACAAGCGAACGTATAAAATTTGTCTTTGATAAAAAAGTAAAAGATGGAGAAGCCATCTGGGGCAAGCCACCTTTTGGATACAAGATAAAAAATAAAATTCTAGTAAAAGACGAAGAAGTCGAAGACTTTATCAATGAATGTTTTGAAAATTACAAAGTTTTAAGAAGCATAAACGCCGTCGCAAAAACTATGAATCAGAAACATAATAAAAAAATATCTTATACAACCTATAGTCGCTTTTTAAGAAAGAATTTAGACTTCTATAAGGGCAAGTATAAAGACAACGAAAATTATTTCCCGCCCTATCTAAGCGAAGAAGACTACGAAGAAATCCTGGCCATAAATAAGGCTAGAAGCGGAAGGTTCGGCGGCAAGACTTATAACTATATCTTTGTCGGTCTTCTGGCCTGCGCCTGCTGCGGCTACAATATGGGGTCGGCTGGCTACACCACCAATAGAAGAACCAATCAAAAATACAGGTACTACAAGTGCGGACGTTCAACCGTAAAAGTTTGCGAAAACAATCTAAGGATCCAAGAAAAGAAAATCGAAAATTACCTACTTGAAAATATCGAAGATGAAATAAGAAAATATAAAGTAGTTTACGAAATAGAAAAAAGCGAACCGATCAGTCGCCCGGTCGCAGCAAAAAACAATATCAAAAATAAAATAAATAGGCTGCGTAAACTCTACCTAGAAGAAGTAATCGAACTAGAAGACTACAAAAAAGAATACGAAGTCTTACAAAAACAATTAGATCAAGTAGAAGAAGAAATAAAAACGCATAAAAGATTTCAAAAAAAGGATTTTTCCGCCTTGGATAAACTCCTACAAAGCGACTTCGAAGAAATGTATAATAACCTAGACAACCTGCAAAAACGCGCCCTTTGGCAAAGCGTAATCTCTAAAATATATGTAAAGGGAAGCGAAATAGTAAAAATTGAATTTAAATAA